TTGCGGCTTTGTAGGTTATATAACTACTACGGCTTGCCGTCAATGCTTCAGAGTAAGCTCCGTAATTACCATTCTTGAAATAAACCGTATCGCCAGGCTCAACATTAGGTGAAAGAGTATTGCTATCATACGCCCTGGCCATCGTTTTCCACGGCTGTGCTTCTGTGCCAGGATTGGCATCATTACCATTCGCATCATCGAGGTAATAAGTAGTAGCAGCCCAGAGAGGACTTACTAAGAACATAACACACAATAAACCATTAAATTTTTTCATAGTCTTCATAATTACAAACAAATTAACCAATTTGTCAACATAATTCTTAAGGGATTTCTAAATGATTTACCCAATTTCCACTTTCCTTCCTGTCTATTTTAAGACTGTCCGCCGTCCACGTTATTTGCCAACTGCCATTCATATTCGGGTCACCAAGAGCTAAAACTCCTCCCGTCAAAGGTATTGAGCCATCGGCGGCAATATAGTTCGATTCAATAGCGGCAATGTCCTTGTTCTGCTTGTATAAAAGCAAACGCTCTTTACGCTTATTAAGGTTTATAAATCACCTCTTGACAAAGTTTATAATTTTTCTTTCGGTGGCTGACCTGATGATTTAGAGAACAAATTTTTTACTTTCTTGGGCAGTTGCTCATAACCACGTTCCGTAACAGTCTTTTCTCTCGCCTTTTTTCTTTCTTTCATCCGCCTGTCCGTATCGGATATAGTTATCGGCACTTCCGGCCAGCGGGCGTTCCATTCGATTATCAAATCGGCGGCCTTTTTGTAATTATTATTTATTCGGGCAAGAGTCACTTCGTCAAGTCGTTCATCATATAACTGTTTAACGTCCATCGTCGCCTCGAATTGCATACGTTGTATGCTCTCGGTTTCAGGACGGAAGCCAAACGCTTTTTTCCATAAATCCCAGGTTTCAAGTTTATATGTTGCTCTTTGTTTCGAATCGTAATTTGTCGTATCCTTCTGCAAGGCGTCAACAAGATTGACAAATTGTTTCGCCGCCGGAGATGAATCCACCAACGACTTTAGGCCACGAGGAATCAATCCTATTTCTTTAGCAACCTTTTCTTCAGTCAAATCACCATAGAGTCGGATTGCCGTTTGACCCGTTGGTCCGAATATAAGATTGCCTGTTTTTTCGTATATGTTTCGACCTTGTGGTATATCTATCGGGTTTACAGAACCGCTCAAATCTATTCCGACCAGAGCAGGCAAGCCGTGATGTATAACATTTGCAGCATCTTCGCCCCATTCATCCTTGATTTTTTTGTATAATTTATAAGTCAGATAGCCCATCCCGCCTACTTCAATGGTCTTTAGAAAAACACTTGTCCCACCGACTGCCAATAACGCCGCCACCCATCGAGCAACACCGCCCCAGTTGCCTTCCCTGGCAAGACGACTTACTAATTCGAGATTTTTAATCGGGAATCTCTTATACTGGAAGGCAAGACCGCCTATGGGACTGCTCATAACGCCAGGTATGTCCGAAGGCGTATAAGTGAATTGAGTAAATAACTGTCCTCTCAATCGTCCGTATCGAGCGGCTTCAGAATCGTTCATTCCCATCTTTATCCCCCTGTCATAGAGGGCAAGAAAAGCAACGCCCTGGTTGCGTATTTCCGAAGCTCCGGCAGGCAGAAATCTCTCAAATTTCCTGGCTCGTTTCATTCCTAATTCGTGGACTTTGCCCGAAAGACCGGCAACTTTATGCTCTCTTAAAATCCGTTGACCTTCTTTTGAGTAATAAAGTCGAAATCCCCGATACAGACCTTTTTCACCCACGATAGGCCATAAAGTTTGGAGCGGCTGCAACGAATTGACCACATAGAAACGACCTGTCTGTAAGTGCCGCCAGTAATTTATGGTCTTAAACATTCCGGTCCAGCGTTCAAGCACCCAGGGTTTGTGATAGTTTCTGACGACTGGAATCTCATTCAGTAATCCATCAAGTGTCTTCGCCGTAACAGTCCTTTTTTTAGACCATAAAATGTCTCTTGAGTTTTCCAGTCGTTCCGCCCAACCAGGCAACCCTTTCGCCTTGATTTTTTCAATCAAAGGAGTAACAGTCCTATTCATCTGGGTAAGGAACTTCCAGCGGTTAAACTGGCTTGTCTGTATCGCCCAGACCTTCCAGAAGTCGGTCAGGTATCCTTCCGCTCCCTTGCGGTGCATTAAAGCACCCCACCATTTTTGTTTGCTTTCGCGCTTGCCTATAATTCCTCGAATTGCATCGGATATTTCCTGTCTTTCGGCTGCAACCGCTTCGGCAAGATGTTGTTCAAGAACGAATGCCTGTTTTCTCGAAACCCTCAAAACGTCATAGGGTATTGAAAATTCCCTGTCGGCGATAAGCTGAATATCGTCTGCATCCCCGAAACCTTCTGCTTTTCTCGCATCCTTAAAGTCGGCCAGTCTTTGAACGGCCTCTTTTCTTGTCTCCGCCCTGCCGATAAAATGAACATTACCTTCTGTGTCCCGAAATCTCAGATTATACTGACCCAAAAAGATATGCTGTATATGAGACCATTCCCTGCCCCAGTCATCAGGAATCTTTATCGCAGCAAGGTCCTCTGCCATTTGCGATTTCTTTTTATTCTCAATGTCAAGACCGGATTCTTTAGCAAGGTTCTGTAATTCTGCTTTCTTTTGTCTTTTGTAAAGCGCCTTCCACATCGCCCTTTTCTGACCGATTATTTCCTGCCTCATCACCTCATCCTGCTCCTTGAAATGCGTCAGGATAGGTTTGATTTCTTCCGGTATATCTCTGGCAGCGGTTATCTCCTCCGGCGAATAATGTTTGTCCATAAGCTCAAAGAATTTAACGCCTTTTTCTTGTCGGTATTCTTTCGGCAGTTGTTTGTAGAAGTGTTGGTCAACAGTCAATGAAGACTGCGTTTCATTCCACATCCTCATTCCGGTATCGGCCATCTCCTCCGCCGCACTGATAATTTCGGGGTCTTTGCTATTGTATGCCTGATTGGTAAGAGTAAGAATATACTTTTGCAAAGGTCCAATGTCTTTTTTTGCTTCCTGTATGCTGATATTCGGGTTCTCGGCCTCGATTGCAGAAGTCGTATTTATCAACGGGATGGCTACGAATCCTGCCTCTCGACTGTCGTTGTATTGCGATGTTTTGCTTTTGATTTCTTCCGAAGGTTTAATGTCAAGTTTTTCAGGAACGCCGGTCAAATCTGTTTCGGGCGACGTCAATCCCAACGCTTTCGCTTTTTCTATGGTTTTGGGTTTGGCAACTTTTATGCCATAACTTTCGAGGTCAATTAGTATCTTCTGCCCTTCAATGTCAGGTTCAGCTAAACGGTATTTTTCTTTTTCGAGAAATTCAGTTTGTGTTCCTGCTGCTCCGCCTTGTAGCATTTCTCTACCCAAAAGGTCTTTGGGTCTTTTAGGTTCAATTAAACCATCGAGAAAATCGCCTATTTCTCCAGCTTGCTGCTCTTGTTGAATTGCAAGTCTTTCGTCTGTTTCTTTGCGGGCAACTGAAATCTTTTCATCAAGTCCCGTTTTAATATCCTGTAAAACTGCATTTCTTTGCTGCTCATATTCTGGACTCCTAAATTCAGCCAAAATCTTTTTTTGGTTTGCTGTTAAATTTGTTTCAGTTATCCCAATACTTTTATCTGCCAATGCAATTTCAATAACTGAACCAGGATGAACATCGCCTCTTATATTAGCAGATTGTATAGAGTATTGTAAGAGTTGATTTGGAGTTGGTTTTAGCTTTTCATTCTGAATAAATGCCTCTGGCGGAAGTTGATTTTTGACATCAGCCAATACTTTCTTGGGAACAATATAGTAATCCTCTCCACTTCGGGACTGAACCTTCCAGATTTCATCTGTTTTAGCTCGAAGCGCATCCATTGTTGAACGAGGCAAACGAACCGGCACTCGGTCAAATTCACTCGACCAAATAAAAGTTTTACGCAGTTTGTTACTGCCCACACTTGCAGGAAACGCTCGATTTCTTTCTGCTCTTAATCCCTTCTGCCCCCAATCGTAAAGTTTTTTGCTTTCCTGCCATTCTGTTGGAACTGAAGTATAAATTACTTTAGTCGGCGGAACTTCCGCCTTCGGCAAGACCTCTGGCTTGCCCCATTCCTGTTCAACAGACCATAATGCCATATCGAGATTTTCTTTTGCAGATTTTTCAGAATCTAAAGATATATTAACGCCACCGGCTTTTTCTGCGTGGTCGCTCAACCTAATTGTAAACGTGCCTATATCCTCACTTTTATTTTCTACCGTAAGATAATACGAACTACCAGAACCCCTTTCCCAATAAGTTCTTGCCACATCAGGTCTTTTTCGGATTTCTGAACTTATTACATTTATCGTGTTTTCAACGTGTTGACCATATAAACCAAGAGATTGAGATGGCGTTGGCTCTTTTATCTCCGCCAAACGGTCTGCGTAAGTATAATCAAAATACTTGTCAACAGTTTTGGGGCCAGTTACGGTCGGCTCGGCGGTTATTTTTGCCCCTGCGGCCTCCACAGAGGGCTTCTCGGCGATTGTGGGGGCTTCGCCAGTAGTTATAGCAGTAGTTTCTTTTGGAAGATTATTTGACCAGTATGTCTTTAATGCCTCCTCTTTTTGTGCGGCCTTGATAAGCTCCTTCTTTAGCGCACGGGCGGCGTTCCTGACCCCTGCCTGCACATTTGCCGGAAGTTCCGTAAAACGAATATCCTGCCCAATAGATTCTCCATACATTTTAACCGTTTGGTCAACAATTTCCGGCTCGATATCCTTACTCAAAAAGTCTATCGTTTTCGGATATTTTCTTGCCAAATATGCCGCCGCCCTTTGAAACGCCCCTTGAACTTCCGGTATCTTTGTAAGTGGAGCAAGAAATCCCATTCCCGCCGTCAGACCAACACCCCAACCCATTCCTTTGGCAGTATCAAAAGCGATTTGTTTCGGCGGATTGCCTTTAAGAGCAGAATCCAAACCACTCCACGAACCGACAAATGCTGTATTTTCAGGTGCGGCTTGCAGAAAGTTCACTAATCCCTGCCGTAAAAGATTTCTTATACCCGCACCGGACAGCGTTTTTAGTTCCATTCCTTCAGCGCTTAACGTTTTGGAAATAAACGGTTGTGATATTTTCTGACCTGCACTTGTGAGAACATTAGACAATCCACTTACGGCAAAAAACATTTTCAAAACTGCATATTTGGCAATCTGTTCGCCTGCCCATCCTGCGACTTCGGGTGATTTTTGATACCACTTGAGAGTATCGTGATATTCGAAAGCCAAAATCTTTTGAACATCCTCTTTTGTAGTCAGTCGCCAATCACCTGCTATTTTACCACCAACTCGACCGAGAAAATCCGAAATAGGCAAGGTCGCAAAATTAAACTTCTCTATCGGCGAAGCGTTTTCCCAATTTGGTGGTTTGGCGGGGTATGTAAAACCAAGCATAGATTCGAGAAAAGTCTTTTTTTCTTTTCCAGTTGGCGCACCAATATATGAAGGTTTATAACCTTCTTTCTCCAGTTGTGGTATAATAAAATTTGCAATGTCTGTCGGGTCAACAACAGCATTGGTCATTGCGGTTAATGGTTCGTAAATCCCTGCCACATCTTCCGGCGGCAAACTATATCGAACAGAAGTATCGAATGTTTTTCCAGCAAACTGATGGACTTCTTCGAGGTCGATTCTCGCCTTGCCCGAACCGGCAGGCCATTGGATGGGTTGCTCTATTAAACCATCGAGTCTGTTAGTTTGAGGTTCAATAGTTTCTGGCTCTAATAATGTCGCAAGTCTGTTCATTTTTGAAGAAGTTTAATAATATCATTTACATCGCCGCCTTTTTGGATATAGACCCACGCAGTATTTTTTTCTTCATCAGTCATATCCTTCCAGTAAGGGTCTAAAGCAATGTCCGGCGCGGATTGCAACCTCAATTCATTCGGTCTTGCCTGTGTTTGTTCGATAGTCTTTTGTCCGGCCATCAATTCCGCAGACCTTTGATACATTTCCTTCGCTGTCGGAGTCTTTTTATTCGCTATCTCATTATCAATCCAGCCAAGCAAGTCCAGATTGAGTCGCAAAGACCGTTCCCTGTTGGCGGTCGTTTCCCACCATCCGGCTATTTGCTGCCTGTTGGCAGCCATTGTTGATTTCAAATCAGAAACGATATGTTTTGGATAAGGATGTTCCAACTTCCCTATTGCCCATTTGAAGTCGTTGTCCGTAATTCCACCAGTCGTATATCTGGTCGTCAAGATGTTGTCATATGCCTGTTGTTTAGATAGTTGGCCTTGACTAAACTGCATAACAGTATTTGAGATTTCATCATAACCATCGGGCGTGGTCTTGGGCGGCGCAACAGCGAAAGAACCCTGTATGTATCCCTGCCATTTTTCCTTGTCCTCCTTATCAAGTGTGCTTAATTCGACCTCATCGGAAGTAAGTGTTCCGGTCATAAGTTTTTTTGCAGAGTCATTATAAAATTTAATGGTATTCGCATATCTATTGTCCTGTTCCTGTTTGACCCTGCCCGCCCAGTAATTGTCGAGTCGATTACCGAGTATGGCCTTGTCCTCATCGGAAAGACCGGAACTGTCTATGACCTCATATCCGGCTTCTTTATCGCCCGCCCTGATTGCCAACGAAAAAACAGTCTGGTTATCTATGTCGTTTTTGGCCTTCCTTAAAATCAGTTCCGCCTTATCCTTCGATACGACGCCGGTATGAATAGCCAGGCCAACAGCCTTTTCTACTCTCGGGTAATCATTGTCCGCAATCCCACTTGCCACATTATTGTCAAGGGCATCCCCCATCGCATCAATTTTCATCTTGTTATCGAGATTATTAAAGTGAGTATCGAATTGCGGTTCATAAGAATTGAGTTTGTTCTGCATCAGATTGCGGACATTCGGTCTTTTAATGGCGGAGATTATCGCAACTCTATCGACGGCGGCTTTTGTGTGAAGCTGCTTTCTTGCCTCTGGGTCTTGTGTGGTTTGTAAAGCGGCAAATTCAGTGTTCCAGTTTTCGTGTATCTGTCGTTCGGCATTAGAAGTATCCGTAGCATCCTGCGCCTCAGAAATTCGATTTAAGACATCCATTCCGAATTTGGCCATTGCTCCGCCTAATCCTGCAACGGCCTCGGCAGGAGCAGCGGCAATGTTTGCCATATTGGAGGGGACTGTTTCCCTTGTTGCAGGCGGCATTATTTTCGATTGGTAAGTTCCAATTATCGGCACGTTAATCTCCTATGGTCTCGGTGAAATATTAAGATAAGTTCCTGACGAAGTTCCAGGCAAAGTCGAGGCAGGACTGCCCGTTACGCCTTTGCCAAACATACCACTTGAATAACCATAGAGTCCCAACCTTGCTGTGCCAGTCAAAAGTGTTGTCATCGCATTTAACGTCTCCGCCTTTTTTGCGTATTTCGCCTGACTTTTTAATAGCGCGGACTGTGCCATATATTTCTGCGATTCCACCTGACCTGTATATCTTGTCACAAGTGCGTCCCGTTCAATTTTGCTTGCGCTTTCGGCAAGGGCTTCCAACGGAGAACCTTCCAATCGAACACTCGAAGCGCCGACAGTCGCACGCTGCTCCGCCTTGAACTTCTCACCCTGCCTGCGGAACGCAGCGACTTCGTAAGAAGTCTTTTTCTTGGTTATCTCCGCCTCACGTGCAGCGAGGGCGGCATCGTATTTCAAAAATGCCTCTTTGGCCTCGCCCGCCTGATATTGTCCCATAGCGGACATCCCGATACCGGCGGAAAATAATCCAATTAAAGCACCTTCAGCCATTTTGTTTGTCCTTTATGATATATCTTTCGTGAACGAAAAATCCAGGGTTTGTCTCAATAAAACCAAGTCGTTTTATGAACTCCGGCGATTGTGGCATACCTTCTTTTGCTGATGTTACCAATCGCCAGATATTTTTCTCGGTCGCAAATTTTTCTATGTATTCTTTACTGATTTCAAAGATTGATTTTTTATGATGTTCTCTGGCATTTTGACTGCACGCCAACCACGCCTCGCCAAGACCATAAATCCGTAATCCGCCACAAAGAAGAATTTCCCCATCCAAGACAACGGTAATAGCAGGACCTGAAGTCTGATTGACCTCTGACCATCCAGGTGCAATATCAGGCACAAGGATTTTTAAGTCCTCTGCTTTATAGGGACGAATTGTAATTTTTGAGTCTATCATCCCAATTGTTTCGTCAAAAGTGAAGGTGGCCGCAACCAGTTTCCAGACATTGTTGTGGTCGTTTGTCTTTTCTGCAACTGTCGCTTTTCTGTCGCCTTCATTTTACCTATATCCTGCGTTCTTGGCAGAGGGACTGGTTCAGGCAATTTCGGCGTATGCGGTTTAGGCGCTAAAGCGCTTGATAAAAGTGAACCGCCAATAATCCCTTCGGCAACAATAGAGGCAGTCGCAGCCGCCCCCGTCAATCCAAATACAGCAGCAACAATTCCCATATTCAAATCCCTTCAATAATTGCCTTGACTATTATCGAGCGAATAACCAAAGGCAATGGAGCATCTTGCACAAGAGTTATAGATGTTTCTTTCTGCCAGTCTGTTTGGTAAAACGGAACTTCTCTCTCCATTCTCGGATAAATTCCGGAAAATAATTCTCTTTCAGTCAAGTCAAGTTCGGTCAAATGACTGGCATCAGAACCGAATTTGACTCCTTTTCCTGTTGCGTATAGATCTAAATTCGTTCCGGCAATCTTGATTTTCTTGCCTTTGGTCGAACCGTTCTGAAACGAAAACTGCAAATCAAGAGTAGTTAATGTTGATATATAAGACAGACCGACAACAACTTTGCTTGCCGCCGTATCAAGTTCTATCTTACCGTTCCCATCAACTTCCTGACTATCGACAGCCACACCATCGGCCAAAATATCAACAGTCTCTCCTATCAGATGGTCAAGTCCCGAAATCATTTTCGTTGGCGTCCCATAAATTTTCGACAGAGAGCAATCGAGATACTGACAGTCTTCAATATTAGCATCAAGTTTTATCGGATTAAGACGTTCAATGTAACGTTTGTTGCCGCCAACGTCCCTTTTTACGAGCAGCCAAACCTCATCCTGACCAGTAACGGCACTTGGTATGACTGCAACAGACTCTACGAATCCATTGGTCATCGGGTGCGAGGCGAAAGCCACAACATCGTGAACTTTGCTATAAACCATACTCACAACAACACCATCACTCCTGACCATCCAGAGAATAGGTATCGGTTGTTGCTGAAAACACATTCCGATTATTAAGGGTTTAGTAATGTGTTCGGCGAGAATTGAGATGTCCTCGACAACCATATAATTATAAACGTCAGTCGAATAGACAATTTGACAGACTTTTTGACCCTGTCTCTCAATGAAAAGTATAGTATTGCCGCTTAACTTGCCCGTCTCAAACTTGTCCGGTTGGATTGCACCCGAACCACCGGGCCCGCTGAAAGTCTGGATTCCACCCTCGACATTTACCGGCTGAATTGAACTGGATTGGTATGATGTTCCTATGAGGATACTCTGTGAGGAAGGAGTCAGCCAGACAATAGGATTAGACTTGGTAGTTGACAGGTAGAAATAAAGAGCATCATCTGCATCAGGTCCTTCAAAGAAATTCTCAAACTCAAAATTCTGGCTTGCCCAAATTCTTGGCGCACGATGCGACTTTGACGCCACGAAAAGTCGTTGCTGAAAGAAAGTCAAAGTTGTCGGGTATCCCTGTTCAAGAGACCACGCACCTTCAGCCCATTTTTTTGTGGCTTTAGTTGACTGCAATACAGGAGTTGAACTTTTGGTAAAATGCTTCCTGCCAAACCAGCCCCATTGTGTTTTTTCCTCGGTAGTTGTAGTTGTTTGAACGCCCTGAAGAGCCGTTAGAACCGTTGCTTTAACATTTTTGGGATCTACATAACCAGTTATTCGGACAATGCCATACCATTCGTAGGTAAGAACATTCAGATTATAAGTGCATCCACTGCCGCCGGAAGTCATATTGAGACGATAAAGTGCTTCATCGACCGTCTCCTCGAACTCCTCCAGCATATTGTCATCCTTCTCAACATCTAAAGAAAATACCTCGTCCCATATTACACCCTTATCGTAACTTTTCTCAACCGACAAACTGCCTGTCCAACTTCCGTGAGTGGTAATTCTTATCGATGTATTCTCCTGAATAGTAATAGAACCGGACTTGCCCACTCCGGAAAATTTCCCTTTTACGCTTGCCGTAGGACGGGTCTGAACTATTTTCCACAAAGACCCCACGTGTTTTGCCGTAAAGACGTCCGAAGAAGCCGTCAAGTTTATAGTGCCTGTCGTTCCAGACGGCGTAATCGTTGTGTCCGTTTTGTTATCCGGCAGAAACGGCCCATCCTCAATCGGGACATCGGCAATTTCCCAGTTATCGTGGTCGTGGCGAATCAATTTCTGCATAGGATGATTCGGGTGGCATAGATACATCAGGTCTTCTACCTGGTCAAAATGAATATCAATTAACTCATTTTCAGCAAAGACAGTCGATATTTCATAAGGAATACCATCTTTGAGTATCAGTCCGGTCTCACCAGTATCAGGATTTGTCCGCCAGAACCGCAGGTAGTTCGTCCCCGCCTCGATGATATAAGCGTCTGTAGTCGAAAAGATAAAAGGTATCAATCGGGCAAGTTTATCACTATTCTTGGCATTACCTATAAACTGCGTGCCTGGCCGCCGGAATGTAGGACCTTGCAGAAACAACAACATATTCTGCATTGTTTTGCAGGCATAACCATATTTAGGAAGATCTATCCGCCCGAACATTATCGGCGAAATCTCTCCGGTGTTGAAACAGAGTTCTTCAGGATTTAGTAATGTTGCTGGCATTAACTTAACCTCGAAATCAATCTCGACCGCATTAAAGTTTTGCCGGACAAAATCTTTGTAGATGATTCTTGAGCGTCTAAAGACCTTGCTTGCGGGATAAGAACAGTTTGCAAGTATTGTATAATTTCTGCCGGTAATTTTTCAGATTGCTTTATAGCCATTGATAGTTCAACGGCCAACATATAAACAAGCACCTGAACAAAAAGAGGGTCGTATTCAGACACAATGACGTTGCGATAGACGTAGCGAATATCACAGTCGGTCTCGTTGAAAAGAATCTGTCTATCTTCTATCCGCCAGGGATATGACTCTGAATCAAGTGGCTCATCTGTGTCCTTATCGACTGGAGTAATCACACGCAGGCAATCGTCTGGAAGGTCATAGGCATAAGCGTAACCACTTGAAGGTCTGGCGGTTACCAAAGTCCATTTTCCGGTGGCGAGGTCGGTGGCAAAAGTTCCCGATGTATGGGCGATAGCACACTTATAAAGTAAAGCACTTGTCCAGACATACTGGTCGGTCATATAAACAGTTGCCGTCAGCCACGCAGAGGACAGCTTGATTCTTGTTGAGGCAAAATTCCACGAAAAAGACCGCAAGACCTCGTCCCTGACCTGGGGGTAATATCGACGACATTTAACAGCGTTTCCAGTAGAGTCAGTCTCATAGTGCCCTATTAAACTTGTGCCTACTTTTTCAAGAGACATATTACAGACATCAGTTATGCTCAAGGCCATAAATCACCTCTAAATCTATTGGGTCAAGCCGTAATAAAGACCGTCCTCATCGTAGTCGAAAATTACGTAAGTTTTGCCATCGTTCTTATACGAGCCGCCGGCATTGGCATAGACAGTAGGTTCAGTATCCTGAACGCCGACAGGCCACAGAACCGAATAACTGCCCGTATTGGTAATAATCAACTCCAGATTGCCCGTTTTTAATGGCGGAATAAAAGATAAAACTATATTGTCTATCAGAGTAATTGCCTGTCTTTTTGTCTTTGACCAGTCGATAACAATCGGGAGAAATGTGCTTAATCGACCATAGGCATCTGACCGACCTTCCGCAGAACCGACAAGGTCGCCAATACGCAGAGACCCGCTTGCTCCAGATTGTCCGGCAGCAGAACCACTCAAACCTTGAAATCGGGTCAAATTTCCATCTGCCGTAGAAACTCCGCCACTTGTGCCTGAAAGTCGTATCTCCTGCCCGCCGGTATCTATATTCAGAGTTCCAATAGCCCCTGACTGACCTGCCGCAGAACCGGCGAGGATTAAATCGGCTGTAAGTTTTCCCGAAATCTCTGATTGTCCCGCCGCAGAACCGGCAAGGTCAATAGTTGAAACAACATACTCCTTAAAAGCAACAACACCTATAAGCCAGGCACTATAAGAAATTGTCCAGCTTGATGCCCAAACACCTGCCGTTACTTGTAATTTATATTGGTTACTATCTGAGAAACCGTCATTATCTGTCCTATTTAGATTCGTTCCACTTTGTGCGGTAGGGGCAGAGTCATAACTATCATAAAGATTAGCGACAATAACATCCCCATTTGCCGTAGTCGTTACGCTTTTCGATGGATTGGCACTAACACCACTTCCGCTACTTTTAACATCCAAAACACTCGTATAACCGCTTTGTGCTTTGTAACTTGATGCCTGAATGCACAAGTTTATTGAGGCGGAATTAGGCACGCTAATTTGGTAAGCAGCACCAGTCGATGGATTCAATAAATACCATAATTCTATTGTTGTCCCACCTGAAATGCCTGCCGCTATTGTCAGAGCAACACCATTATAAGTTGGCGTTCCGCCCGTGCGCTTCTGTGAACTTTCGCTGCCTACTACTATTCCCAAACAGAGAACGGTAGCACCACTGCCGCAGGTATAGTTCTGCGTAAGTGGATTACTCGAACCCGTAAAGCGCAGGTTTGTATCAAAAGTATGAGAAATTTTATTTTCTCCTTTTAGACCAAGGGATTTTCCCCTTGCGAGCCAGGCGCATTTTCTGCTTACTACTTTCAGAATGGCGAAAACCTGTTTCAGGCAAAAGATTATCTCCTGTGCAAGGGCGATTCACCCTTTAATCGAGCGTGAGCGTTAGGTCGCCTATTGCGAATCTGGCGGTATCGCCCGTTATAATCACCTTCGAGACCGACAGTGCGCCCCAGACAAGCATATTTCCGCCGGATGAAGCGTCAAAAAGGGCGAAATGAGTTATCGTTCCCCAGTCGGCGGTGGCAGTCGGAAAAGTTATAACGGCAGCGTTGCTGTTTGCCCCGTTTGCCGCAGCCGCCCAACTGCTTCCGCTCGTTGCCACTCTTGCATAAGAACCGCCGGATACCGGAGTCCCACCACCCGCATCGCTTGGCGCAGCGGTGTAAAGCGCTACGTAAGCAGTAGGCATCGTAAAAGATGTTTTGCCGACAATATGGTCAAGAATTTTAAGCTCTGCATAATCACTTATACTACCCATTGGGTTTTCTCCTTATTAAAATCTGGAAGGTGGGTAAAAACTCGGACTCGACCGAGGAAAAACCCCACCTTCCCCTTATGAACCGGAAAAACTACCGGACACATTTTAATCATCAATTAACCTGCCATTCTTATCACGAGGCCAGACATTCAATCTGACTTTGCCGATAGGCACGGTCGTCTGAATCTTTGTTGCAAAAGTCGGCTCACCGTAACGGGTCGTATAACCCGCCTTCGCCGTCCTGCGATGGACTTCATCGCGAATATCTTTCTCACTGACGTTATCAGGCACAATCTCCATACGGCCTCATATCGAAATCTGGAGCATTATGAACGGACAGGCGCTTATCGAGGGAGAGGTCGAATCAAGGATGAATCCTGCCGGTTGATATGCTTCCGCAGCAGCCAGGTAATCGCCTCCGTTGACCGAACCATCGCCCACGAAATACATCATACGGTCGTGAATAGTATTACCAGGCGTAGTGTCTGCGCCGCCAGGAACTACCCAGCACGGCCCCCACGTCTGACCCCAGAAGTTGTAACCGCTGGTGACGTTCTGGGAAGGCACGCACATAAAGGCGTTATACTGCAAAGCGCCCTTGCCGAGATAGCGATACGGATTGAACAAAATCTCACAGTAAGACGAAGAAATCGTCATTACCTGCTCGATTGCACCGTCAACAGTGATATACATAGTTCCACCGGCAGTGGAAATTGCCGTGTTCTTGACAATCAGACGGTTTTGAACCAGCGACTCACCGTGTCCCATAACGACATAACCGCCGACCAGCTCATCTTCGGCGATTGCACCGCCGCCATAACCATCATCAGAAGCGATAGTTACGGCGATTTTGGTATCTCCTACGGCAACGGCAGCGGGAAGGACTGCCCCGTTCTGATTAGCAGCAGCGAAATAATTAGCTGCGCCAAAACCAGACAGTAGTGCCGTTTTGCTCCCACTATACTTAAAAACTCGACCGTCTTTGGTGATGTGGCGAGTGCCGTAGTGATATTGCTGGTCTTCGTGTTGTTTATACAGGCCATTATCTCTCGGAACACCTTGAACTATCATCGGGATATTGATGTTCCTGCTTGTTGGTAGTAATTCTGTTGCCATTATTTAAACTCCTTAAAAAAGGTTTCAAAAATCTCAATTCAGTTTCAAATAACCTCAATTCAATTTCACAAAATGTCACTAATCCTGGCTAAAATCAATGGTCGGGTCTTTCAGCAGCACGATTTCCACAACACCCTTACCCTGAAGCCGCGTCGCGCCAATAAACATCTTGGAATACAGGTAGGTGCTGTATCTCTTGTCGGCACGTTTGGTAATCTCGTTGGTGTAATCACCCCAGATTCCCAGGAGCATACAGCTCTTGTGGAAGGCATAGCAGTCAATGGCCACGTTGGTCGTATTAAGTGCCTCAACAGAGAATCTGTCGGAAGGCAGCCAGATGAAATTGAAATTCAGGTAGGAATTTATATCACCGTGAACCAAAGCCCTGATGCCGTTATAGTCGGCACTTGTCGCCTTTGTCGAGCCGAGTAGATACCACTTCTGGTTGGTGTTGCAGACGAAATACCTGTCGGTGGCCGGAACGCTCATATCGTCCATTAACTGGCCACATTGTGCTATCTTGGCGAGTGTAATACCCGTAGCTGTTGAGTTGCTGTGGTCGCTGCCTGCGGCAACAACCGTGCCCTGCCCGTCAATCAAACGACATTCACCGATAGCGTAGTTGTTGATTGCCTCCGTGCCTTCCTTGCCAGCGTATGCAATCCCGCCCATAGCGGCGAGAATCTTCTCATCGTAAGCCCTGTTCGCTGCAGCAGCGGCGGCACGGGCATAAGCGCTTTTGGGATCGATAAGCATTCTGACCTGGTCGTAGTCATCCACGAAATCGCCCCAGTCCCACATAGCGCTCGTGACCTTGCGTCTGCTGTGGGGGGTGTCCATCTGCGGACTGTTGCCGTGCCGGTCATCAGGCCATTCTCCTGAAACCTCGCCGATGTAATCGAAGAAACCCGACTCACCCTTCAACGTCTCTGTTCTGACGGCGGGGCGAAGGCCGGTTTTCTCCTGTTGAAAAAGCAGTTCAACGTTAGTCGAATACTGCTTGCTAAAACTTACTTCAATCTCGTTAGACATTGGAACTTCCTTTCAAAAAAAGTTTCTAACCCATTAAAACTGAAACTGATTTTTTCAGGAAATTCCCCAGCTTGCGCCGGATTCCCCTTCGCTTTAAGGCCGATTGCCTGCCTTCTTTCAGGCCGTCAGCGCGGATGTCGTTGAGACATTACCCGCGACTCAAACTATGCTAATCATAAACCGGATGGTTGTGAACCATTCCCCGATTTACAATTGATATCGAAAATCTTTTTATTCGCGTTTGCTATAATAAAATTCTGTAACTTCATTTTCCACCTATTTGGGGTATGCAATGCGCATTAAGGTCGTCATTCGTTCCACAAGTCCCTTGTGTTTTGGGTCATCTTCCTTCAGGTAAGCAGGGTCCTGTTTAATCTCCTCAATTTGCGCCAACGCTTCACCTGGTTTGATACCGAACGAACTCTGTTTTGTAATAAGACCCATTCTGTCCTCGGAAATCATTTCACCGAGCCTGATAAAGACCTGCGCCACTCTTGGGTCTCGGCGGACGTCATTCTCCAGCCGCTCCCGAATGTCGTCCCCTTCCTCGATTCCGTCCGTAACGGCGTTTATTATCGTATCGCAGGCGTCCATCTTCTCGTTGAAGGTCGCACCCAATTTGTCCTTGAGCTTCGACATTCCCGTTTCGAGAGAGACGTTGAAATCATCGAGAGCTTTCTTGTGTAGTCCCGACTGAACATCGTTCCAGTCCTTGAAAATTCCCGCCGCCTGCCAGGGCAGAAGCCGATACTTTCTGGCTGTTTGATGATACCAGGCAAGGTTCTCTTTGTTCTGAAGTTCCTGCGGCACAGTCTCGGCATAAGTCAGCTTATAGTCCTCCGCCTTCTCCGGCATACCAAGCGCCTTGAAAACGTTGTCCCATTCCTCATCCGGCGCATCATCGCCTGGAATGACAATCTTATTGCGACCAACCAACTTCTGCGCAGCCCGATGGCTCTTGACAAGGTCGGGCAAACCCTTGAACGACTTTGTAAGCTGGTCTCCTCTCGTATCATCATCGAAGAGATTGACCTCTTGTCCAGTGTTGTCTTTGGTTTTTGTTTCAAGCCAATTCTCCGAGAAAGAACCGTCTGGATTGACTAACGTTTCGGTTGGTTGTGCTGCATTTTCTTCAGCCATAAATATCTCCTTTGAATTTTTCAGGTTAACAACGTTTTCCTGCTGCGCTTGCGCTTGCGCTTCTCTGGTATCTTTGCTCCGGATTTCCTTGCTTGCGACAAGGCCGCCGCAACCGCCTGCTTTTGTGGATGACCAGAGGCCATCATTTCTTTTATGTTACGCGATATTGTTTTTTTAGACGTTCCTTTTGCAAGAGGCATCTCTAATTCTCCTTTATCTTATCATCCATCTTCGGCCGCCATTCTTGACAGATATTGTCCTTGCCAACCATCGGGAAAAGACATATTTGACCCATCACGGGCCTGTCAAGACCGATTATGTTCGATTGCTTTATCGGCATAGGATACGGAACAGGTGGCCATCTGTGGCATACACCGTTGTTGCTATTGGCTTCCCGGACCCAGCAATCACAGGTTTCGCAACATCGGTCTATCATCGGACTCTAATCCACCTGCAATCTTTACATTTTCTCGTTTCGCCGTTATCTCCTTCATATTCGAACACCACAAGTCCCCCGGAGTATTTTCCAGTCGTTGCAGTTTTATCCGCCTGTTTCTGCATATCCCATAATATCTACCCAATTTACTACTTCGTTTTTGTTTGGGATATTTACCCCAGTAACGACATTTTTTAATGGAACACAATACGGTCGTCATCGTGCCGTTATCTCCGTCTCGACCATCTTCAGGATGTGAAGATACAAATTCCTCGCGCCTTGAATCAGTAAAATGTCCTTAATCTTCAACGTATTAGTCAGTATCGGCTCTTTGAAATAACAAAACTTTTCCAGGTCGGCCAGAATCTTCCTGCCCGACTCCGTGCAAAAATGCTCCTTGTAAATAATCACGAGCGAGTCGTGCGCTTCTTTGGCTAATTGGGTCTTGTCGTCCATTATGCCGCCGCTCCAACCTTCATTAGTTGAGCAGCAGGCGAACCCTCTTCGGGTTTCTTGCTGATAGATGGCATTGTCCTGGCCGCCTCATTCAGCATTTGAAGCTGTGCCATCGCTGCCTGTTGCTTCTGCCGTGCCGCACGAATCTCATCACGAGCGGTAATGCTGCGAAGCCATTTAGACGGTATCCCTTCGTTTTCAGCAATGCCACGAGATATTTCATCTAACGAGAAATTGTCCAATACGGAATTATCCACCATAATTAACGGAGAAAGACTCGTAAAAACATTGTTCCAGGACCTGATTTCGTTAAATCGAAGAGCCAAAGCAAGCGTGCTAATATACTCAATTCTGTATTGCAAACCTATCGGAAGCTGCAAAACACCTGCTTCCAACAAGATGTGCAGACTGACCTCAACCAGCCGGTCGTAAAGCTCACTCTTGAGCCGCCCAAAATTCGGAGACAAGAGGTTCATCTTCTCCTGCATCATCTCAAGAACTTCTGTGGCCGTCCGCCGCTTCTCATCCGAAAGTATCAGGAATATGTCATTGTAGAAACCCCGTGCAATCGAATCCCGCTTCTGCTGCTCCATCTCCAAACCCAGCCGAATGTCCCCGCCCGTGTTCCAGGGCTCGGGCTTCAAATCGCCTAAAGACGGATTATACTGAATTATTCCATTCGCCTGAATCACCGGCGACTCATCGAACATACCTCCCACCGCCAGTATCGAAGGGGCTATCCTCATCTCCGCATTGGCTAATGTCATCTTGACTATCTCATTGAGCGTCCTTCCCTCCGGCAACTTCGCCATACCAGGGCTGCGACCTTCAATTTCGCCCGTCCCCTTCATAAACCGATGGACAATATACCTTAACTGCCTGACGCCCGACCGCTTGACTAACTTCTTGTCTATCAGCGAAATCCACAGCGAATCCACCGGCATATTCCAGTTGTCCCTGACCCGTGAATATTCATTAAAGTTTTCATTTGGGACTTGAATATGCAAAAACTCGAACTCATCATCCAACTTACCTTCCCGATAGACTTTCAATATCTGCTCGCCGAGATTACTCTCCCCAAACCTCTGGACGGCCTGCCTGACCGTATGTTTGAACTTCAGGTAACAGGTATCAACCCGCCCGTAGGCGTCCTCCACGAAAACATACTCGCTCACGTGCCGAGTTTGATAGCAGAGAGGCGTTTGGTCACCTTGGTCAACGTAGATGTTCCCCGTCCCGAAAGTCCCTAAATCAAGATAATCACTGAAAATCTCCATCGGAAAATTAGAGATGTTGACCTGCTCGTGCAAGACTTCGGTGGCATTGGACATCACATCCTTGAACTGTGCCTGCTCCTCGCCTTCTCCGGCGGTCATCATAAACCACCGCTTGCCCGCAGGTGTCATATAGTTGTAAAGACCAGTAGCGAAAGTATCATTCGCACTAATGGCAGTAGAATCATAAAGCTCACTACCTATCTCGCCGCCAGGCGTCCTTGTGGTCGTTACAGTCGCTTTAATCGGCAGGCAGTAATTGGCAACATCCTGACAATGAGCAAGATAAGTGCCCTTGTCGGTCTTAAGCTTATCGTAACGGCTGATATGCCGCTTTACTAAATCTGCTTCTGATTCTTTTGCCACTTTTCTTCTTTCCATTTATGTTTGAATAACCACCAGTCGCCGGCAAATAGATAATACCATTTAACACCAAACAAACGCCCAATTAAACCTTGCCAACCCTTCTAATAAACCTTTTGACAAGTCGAACAAAATAGCAGGTAATGCGTTAATGAGCCATCGAAAAATTGCAATGGACAGCCACAACGACACAGGACATCAAGCTTGACCATTTTCTATCCTCGACTATATCTAATTAACCATTTCTGGAAACATCTCGGCAAAAAGAGAGTCGGTTTCTAAATATCTGCCCCATTGACAACCATACATATACCAAGACCAATTCTTAATCCAGGTTCTCATTGCAATAGAATTATACATTACTCCTGATTCTTTGAACATAACACTCCACTATAATCTATAATATAGTCCAGAACTCTTTTCCGTGCGTATGGGTCTAACTCATCAATAATCTGCTTCATAAAAGCCATTGCAGACAATTCTTTATCTTCCGCCATTTTGTCAACTACTATAATGTGTGCAATCTGCAATGGCACATAGTTTTTATTTTCGTCCGGCATTTTCTATTTCCCTGCATAAATCTTTTCATCGGCAAATACTGCAACGTCTGCACCATACTCTGTAAGCATTTTAATCAACAAATCACTTAATGCCTGCAAATCTGCTGTGTCTTTTTCGTCAACATTTACAAGTAACGGATAACCAAGCAACTTTATTCGTGGTATCTCGACTACCATATTTTATCCTCTGCTATACATCAGGTTTTTCGCCACCATCGGCTTCCGATAGTCTTTAGGATACTCAAACTGACGCGGCCTGTAAAACCCTTCTTTGTGTAATTGAATCACATAGGAAACGTAGCGCATCGCGTCTGCGGCGTGACTTGAAAAATCATGCAGGGGTGCATCATGGTAGATTGGATGTTCTTCGGTTGATAACCTCTCATTCTTAAACCACTTATACGCCTGTAAACTCTCAAAACCAATCCGACACTTAACGGCGTCAAACCAAGATTGACCTAACACGGCCCTAACAAAGTCTATACCAGGCAGAATGTCAACACGAGGCAGGACTTCACCCTTCCAGCCGATAAGCCGTGCCTCGTCGGCGTAGGTGGTAGCCGTAACCAAAGACCTGTGGCCAGCGTCAAAAGGCCAGTAATGCTTGCCGTAGGCGTAGGGTTTATTGCTTAAAACCTTCCAGTAGTGGGCAAGTGGCTCATTGTTGGCCTCATAGTAATCAATCCATCGAATCTCTTTTCCGATGTATTGCATAAACCAAATGGCCGTAGGGTCGTCAATACCAAGGTCGCTGGAGGTATAAACCGGATAACTCGAATCGTAAGGCACATTACAGAATCGGCCTTCTTTAACCAAAAGACTCAATTCTCGACCATAAATCGTCCCTTCAATCTCCTCCTCATAACTATTCATAACAAACCGTTCATACTTACGAGGAGCTTCAACCTTCATCTTTTCAAGATCTTTAACAAAGTCCACCGCCAGGTGCGGATTGTCGAAAGTCGTAGCTTCATAAAGCTCGTAATCTTCCCTCTTCTGCGACTTCCACAGCTTCCAAACCCAGTTATGACCTTTGGTATTTGCTATAATACCAAGCCAGTGCGGACAACCTTCACGTCTTAATCGACCCCGCAACATCTGAAACTGCTCATCTGTATCGAATTCCTCCGCCTGCTCAATCACCGCCCAACCAAGATTAACATTCTGTAAGACGTCCAATTCTCGACCGTGCCTGAACATTATCGTTGACTTCGCACCAGTGTCAGGATTAACGATAACTACATTCTTATCGGTTCCAATAGTCAAGCCGGTGTATCGCTCAAAATCCCGCATCGTAGAGTCTTTTAAGTCTGTATATTCCTTGCGCACAACGAGGCCGAGATTGTCCACGTAATTTTCTGAATCTATCAGAGCTTTGAGTATTAAGGCGAGAGTCTTACCATAGCCCCAACCAGCTACAAGAGCCGGAAAACGTGCTTTTGAGGTAATAAAATCAGCTTGAGCCGGAAGTGGATTTATTTCCTTGTCCATTCTTGTTTGGGAAATTGATAATCAACCTAAAACCGCCTTCAGCAGTCAATTCTTGCTTGAATTCAGCTAAATCAGGCAGGACTTTACGTAAGACGTCAGCTAAAACTTTATCGCTCTTAAAAGCCCTTTCGATAAAATGAATAAATAAGTGTTTTTTTTCTTGTTTCTCGACTTGTTTTAATGCTTGCAGAAATTGTGTTCGAGCCAATGAAACGCCTTTTGGTCTGCCGTTGGGATTTCCGCTCTCGCCCTTTTGGAAGAGATGTTTGCCTTTAGGTTTTTGTAGTTCGTCAGGCATTTATAACAAACCCCTTCTTATCCCTTTTAATGGCATTGTAAGCGTCCATACATTGCTGATTGCAATAATAGCGGTCTTCCGGGACCACATAAATCA